GCCCGTTACGCCATGCGTGACGACCAAGGAAATATTATAGAAACATTCGATCAGGCTGTCGAACGTATGGCGCGGGCCGCTGCAAGCGCCGAGAAAGAAAACCAGGTTTTCTGGAAAGAAAAGTTTTCCACAATTATGAGAGAACTTCTGTTTGTTCCATCCACACCGATTTGGGCCAACATGGGTAAACCCGATCGACCCTGGCAGCCTTCCGCCTGCTTTGTTCTAGCCGTGGACGATTCGCTGCATTCCATGTACGAAACGTTAATGCATACTGCACTTGTTTTTAAGTCAGGAGGCGGAGTTGGTTATAATTTCAGTAGCATTAGACCAAAGGGCTCACTGGTAATGTCTACAAAGGGTAAGGCATCAGGTGTGGTTGAACTGATAAAACTGTATGATGCTTCATCAAACATGGTTATGCAAGGCGGTGTAAGACGCGGCGCATCAATGGGTATCCTGAATGTTGACCACCCCGAGATCATGGACTTTATTCATGCTAAACTAGATGGTGGGTTGACGAATTTTAACTTGTCTGTGGGGGTTACAGATGCTTTTATGGAAGCTCTTGCCCGGGGAGCGGACTGGCCTCTTGTCTTTAACGGCAAAGTGTACGATGTACTGCCTGCCACCGAGCTGTGGCAAGAGATCGTGAAATCTGCCCATGCCTGTGGGGACCCGGGCATTATTTTTCTTGATACCATCCAAAGAAGCAATCCCATCCCCCATAAACAGTTAGATTGCACCAATCCATGCGGCGAACAGCCTCTGTTCCCCGGTGAATCCTGCCTGTTGGGCAGCGTTAACCTGGCTCGCTTAATTGGTCCGGACAACCGTATCGACAGGGCCAGGTTGCAAGAGGTGGTGTCTCTCGCCGTGCGTTTTTTGGATAACATGATCGATGTAGCAGAGTACCCCTTTGAATGGATCTCAGAAGCTACCAGGGCCACCAGAAAAATTGGCCTGGGCTTTACCGGACTGGCCGACGCACTGATCCGGGCCGGCTTACCATACGACTCAGATGAAGGTAGGCATTATGCGGGAGAGATAGTCAAACTGATGAAGCAAACAACCAGAGAGACGTCCCGGGCCCTGGCGGAGGAAAAAGGCTGCTTTCCCGAATGGGAAAACAGCATCTATTACCCTGATGAGAAAATCAGAAATGCTACCAGCGTGACCATTGCGCCCACCGGTTCGGTAACTACAATGGCCGGCTGCGAAGGTTACGGTGTAGAACCGATATTTGCCGTAGCATATAAAAAAGCTACTAATGTAGCAGGTGACTTTGAAGTGTTCAGCCCGTTATTCCTGGAGGCCTGTCAAAAAGCCGGCGTTCCCAAAAGTGTTCTGGAAGATGTAGCCTTAAGCGGCACCTGTCAGGGGATCATGGGAATCCCTCCTGAGATCGCCCGTGTGTTCAAGGGAGCCCAGGATATCTCCCCGGAGGATCATATCCTGATGCAGGCTGAAGTACAAAAATATGTGGATAATGCTGTCAGTAAAACTATTAACTTGCCCAATCATGCTACTATAGAAGACGTTGATAAGTGTTTCAAAATGGCCTATGAGCTTGGGCTCAAAGGCATTACCATCTTCCGTGACGGCTGTAAAGAAGGTACCGTCACAATAGGACAAGGGCGAAAGGATAAGCCTCGGGAAAAACATACCTTAAAACGGGGCGAAATCTTACCCAGACCAGCCAGTACCCATGGCGTGACTTATCGGCTCGATACTGGTTGTGGCAAGTTATACCTTACAGTCAATTATCGACCGGATAATGGCGAAATTATTGAAACCTTTATCACTACCGGTTCAGATGGCGGATGTCTGGTCTATACTGAAGCCACTTCCCGGATGATCAGTCTGGCTATTCGTGGAGGTATCGCTGTGGACGAAATAGTTGAGCAGTTGCTGAGTACGCATCCCTGTCCTTCTTATATGCTGGCCAAAGGTAAAGGGAGAAAACTTTCTCCTGGCAAATCCTGCGCTTCAGCTATAGCCTATAAAATTGCTGAGATTAAGGATATGCTGAAGAAAGAACGCAACGGTTCTCAAAGCTCAACTGAAGAACTCATTGATCCTAGCTTATTGTGTGAATGCGGTGCTATCATGGAACGTGAAGAAGGATGTTTTGTCTGCAGAAATTGCGGTTATTCCAGGTGTTAGTAACGAAACGCTCACCAATTTACGCAAATAATTTTGTTGCAGTTTGTATAATAAAGACAGAAGAGAAAACTACGCACCAGCGGGAGGGAAAACGAAGCGATGGAAAATAAACGTGTTCGCTTGACGCTTTACGATGATGATGGGAATATCGTGAGAGAGGTGGAAGGCAACGGGATTATATACTATTTAGTTTGCGAGGAAGAGGATGAAGAAACAAAGAAAACTACGGTGGATTCAGGGATTTTCGGAAAACTTTCGCCCTCTGAACTCACCGTAGCAGTTCCCAGCATTTTCAATATGATAACAGCAGCAAAAGAAGATAAAAAGGAGGGAGAGCGTGAAAATAAGGGTTGAAATTTCTGATGAAGATTTGGGGAAGGCTTTACTAGAAAAAGTGCTAGATATGCTCAACGAACTGCCCGGAGCCCACCATGTCTTTCCTTATCCGTTTGATTTGAGAACTTGCGGTAATCGGGTATGCTTGGTGAAAAATGGCACGCCATATTGGTTGGCGGCAGGCGATGAGATAGCGTCCTTGGTAGATGCGGCGAATGTGTTGATTCATGGTAAAGTGAGGATTTGGGGGTAATAAATAAGATAAAAAGGAGGGATTGCTTTGGATTTGAACTATGAACAGGACGTAAGCATTGACGAAACCGCACTAGACGTGGAATGGTTACAACAAGCGAACCTAATGTACAAATATTCAAGGTATCATGCCGAGACAAAGAAAGCGATGGACGAAGCAAAAGAGAGGTTAGACTTCACCCGTGCCAAACTCGAAATGGACATCAGAGCTAACCCGGAAAACTACGGACTATCAAAGGTTACTGAGTCAGCTATTGCTAGTACCATTCTACTTCAGCCGGAATACCAGGAGGCTTCAAAGAAATACATTGAGGCTAAATATGAAAACGATGTAGCGGCCGCCGCAGTAAGAGCTATTGACCAAAAGAAAACTGCATTAGAAAACCTAGTCAAGCTGTTGAGTGTGAGCTATTTCGCTGGCCCTTCCGCTCCGAGAGATTTATCACTGAAGTGGAATGAACATATCAAAAGGAGAGAACAAAACGAACACAACAAAAACGTGAAGATTAGAAGGAGGGTATAAACAATGAAAAAGAACAAGAAGAAAAGCAGGTTTAAAGGTGCTGTAAGTCGAAACGCTGAAAGACAAGCCCGGGGTGTTTCGCAATACGGCTACCTGAGGCTTCCAAAGGGTGTGAACATCTTCAAAGAGGAACCGAGAACTCGGGTTGAACTTGATATTATTCCATACGTTGTAACGTGCGACAACCACCCCGACCGTGATGAGGAATATGGCATTGCCGTCAAAGGCGAACTCTGGTATAAGAGACCTTTCTGGCTACACCGGGGCGTGGGGTCCGACAACCAATCTATCGTTTGTCCAAGTAGTATCGGAAAACCTTGTCCAATTTGTGAATATCGTGCTCAATTATTGAAAGATGGAGCCAGGTGGGACGATGATACAGTAAAAGCCTTGAAACCCTCGATGAGGAATCTTTATGTTGTCATCCCAAAGAACAATAAGAACTACTCTGAAGAACCTCACATTTGGGATATAAGCCAATTCCTTTTCCAAGAGAAGCTCAATGAAGAGATACAAGAAAACGAGGAGTACGAAACCTTCCCAGACTTGGAAGAAGGTTACACCCTCAGAATTCGATTCGCTGAAGGTACATTCGGAACCAACAAGTTTGCAGAAGTGTCCAGGATTGACTTCATTGAGAGGAAAAAACCATACGATGAGTCAATTTTGGAGAAGATACCTTCCCTAGACGATATACTGGAAGTCCTTCCGTATCATACCATTGAAGCTATGTTTTTTGGAAATATGAGCCCAGATGAGGATGAGGATGAAGAATATGATGATGAGGATGTCAAGAAGAAGAAAAGGAAGGTAGATGAAGACGAGGACATAGATGATGATATGGAAGACGAAGAAGATGAAGATGACGAGGAAGATGAAGACATAGACGAGGATGAAGACATAGACGAGGATGACGAGGAAGAAGATGACAAAAAGAAAGCTAAACCTTCACCTAAAAGACGGACTACTGAGCAAAAGTCTAAAGGGAAAAATAGTTGCCCCTATGGACATGAATTTGGAGTAGACAATAACGGCTATGACGATTGCGTTGATTGCGAAGTTTGGGAAAAATGTCTGGAGGCATCAGAGAGCGAATAAACGGAGGTTGATACGATGAAAAGGACAAAGTTGAGCGAACAGGTTGAGGAAAAATTGGCGAAAGAACCCGAAGAAAAATCTCAATATGACGGGAAAGACATTACGGTCTCTACAGGTTCGACCTTGCTAGACCTTGCTATCAGCGGGGGCAGATTCCGAGAGGGTGGAATCCCTCTCGGAATTCTGGTCGAGATATTCGGGCCTTCTGGAGCTGGGAAAACCGTTTTGTTGAGTCAGATAGCCGCCAATGTTCAGCGTATGGGCGGAAAGGTAATGTTCCATGACCCGGAGGCTAGGTTGAATAAACAATTTGCAAGAATATTCGGTTTAGACACTGGGGAAATCGAATATACCATTCCTAATACCATCCCTGAAGTATTCCAAAATGTTAGAGATTGGGTTTCCCAGGAAGAAGCGGACAAAGGAACTATTTATGGGGTATTCGCTGATTCCCTTGCGGCTTTATCTACCGATATGGAGATGGGAGAAGGCGATAAAATGGGGATGAGACGAGCTAAGGAATTTTCTGAGGAGTTACGGAAAACCTGTCGTATAATTACCCAACGAAACGTTCTTATGGTTTGTTCCAATCAGATTAGGCAAAACCTTGACGCCGGACCTTACGGGATGAAATACAAAAGTCCCGGCGGCGAAGCTATTGGGTTTTATTCCAGCTTGAGATTGCGTTTTGGACGGCCACAAAAGATAAAGGAAAAGAAGAAAATCCGAAGCAAGGAGCACGAAAGAGTGGTAGGTGTCCATACTGAAATAGAGGTATTCAAATCATCAGTATGGAAACCCTACCGGTCCGCTGAGGTGTATATTCTGTTCGATTACGGAATCGATGACATCAGAGCCAACTTGAGATTCTTGAAACAAAACACGGGAAGCACTGTTTACTCCATTAAGGACCTGAAGCTGGATAGGTCGTTGGAGCGTTCAATTCAGATAGTTGAAGAGGAAAACCTTGAACAGGAGTTGAGAAATGCTGTCATTGAACTTTGGAATGAGATTGAGGAAGGATTCCAGGAAAAGAGAAAGCCGAAGGTCTTTTGGTAAACAAGCGTACAGGAGAGGAAGAAAACAGATGGAAAGCCGAAAGTCTTTTGGTAAACAAGCGCACAGGAGAGGAAGAAAACAGATGAAGATGAAGATATTGGTACGCTACATCATGTTATTCCTCTTGATGTACCTTCTCATTGTAATACCTTTCATCCAATTTGTTCACCTAAGGCAGAGTGTTCGGGAAATTTCCCTCACTCTACAAAAACTGCAGGAAGAAATTGAGAAGATAGAAGTGAAGTTAAAAGACATTGAAACACGCCTAAATAAGATAGAGGACGAACTGAACAAGTGGTCAGTATACGAGGCTACTGCGTACGCCCCGCTAGACCCGAATGCGAAGGAAGGAATGTGTTATGAAGGAGACCCTAGAATTACCGCATCGGGCGCTCCTGTAGTTCCGGGAGTAACAGTTGCTGCGGGAAAAGAATTGCCATTTGGGACAGAATTGTACATAAGAGGAATTGGGAAAAGAATTGTCCAAGACAGGGGAGGAGCCATAGGCAGAGGACGTATTGATATAGCAGTAGAGACTCAAGCTGAAGCGTTTCAGTTTGGGAGAAGACACGTGCTAGTAAAGATATTAAATTGACGGGAATGAGGAAATTATGAAGAAGAAAAGGAAAATCAAAATTTCATCTGCAAAGGCGAAAGGAAGAAAGTTACAGCAGTGGGTTTGTGAAAAGATTTCCGAACTTCTCGGAATTCCTTGGGGAAAGGAC